CCTGTAGGGTCTAATGGATTAGCTGCTGCCTGTGGGCCTTGTGGACCCGGTTGCGGCTGTTCCTGTTGGAACCCTTTCATAATCTCTGCCTGTAGTGCGGCTTCATCCATATTGTTGGTTACTTTGTCAGGGTCTAAGTCCATAGACTTTGCAATCTCACGAATTACATACTGGAACTTAGCAAAAGGTGCTAATGCTGGGCTACTTGCAATCTGCAAGAACTGCATCAACCTCTGGCTACGTACTTCATTAGCCATAAGACTTTCTGTACCACGTGCCTTAACTTCCAGATCACCTTTGATTTCAGGATCAAAGTCAAACTGCATATTAAAACGGAAGAAGCCCTCTCCCAGAGGACGCAGTAAGTAGTCGTCTACATTTTTAATAACTGTTTTAGTGCCACCCTGTGCAGCACCCATAAGCATACTAATACCACTTGCAGTACGACCTACACCTGTAACACCTGTCTGTCCATGTGCAAAGGATGGAAAGCCTGTACTCTCATCTGCCAATACCCGCGCCTTATCAAACAGCATCATATTCTCTTGTGATACGTTAGGAAACTTTGTACCAAATATAGCCTGACCCGGTGCGCCACCTTGCCTACGGAATATTTTACCCGGATATAATGACAGGTCTTGACCCGGCACAAGGTTTGTTTCGTCTACCTCTACAATCAAGTTGCCTGACAGTACAGCATTGTCAACAGCCATACGCATAAAACCATTCATTAGTGTCTGCGTATCATCCATGTTTTCTGCAATACCTATGCCAAAAAACGAGTATGGATTTAATTCGTAGGGTGCAGCATGATAAGGAATTTTGCTAGGCTTGAATGGATTAAGAACCATGCGGATAAGTTTATTGTTACATACCCATATGTTTGCTTGCAACTCATCAAAGTCACGCAGTTCTTTTGGAATCTCTACACCTTGATCAAGGAGCATTTCAACATCACACATGCCCCAATACTCAAGGACTTCAAAACGATCAATGCCATGCTCTGGTGCATAATCAGAAAGATCATCTTCCCAATATTTTTTAGTGTAATTCTCACCAAGTGAAATACACTCATCAATTACTGAATCTCTAAAGTATGGACGTTTCTTTAAGCCTCGCAATTGAGAACGAGACATCTTGTGTCTTTCAATTACGTACTGCGCTTCATCCATGCTGTTCGCGTCAGGGTCAGGATAAAAATCCCAACACGATACATGCTCCACTTGCGGAACAGTTTTAAAACGTGGATCGTACTCACCATCATCTCCCCAATTAGGATACTCTTTATCGGTAGCAAATGGACCCTTCATTACACCAGTGCCAAACAACGCCATCTCAAATGCAGCATTACGAAGATGTTTAGATGCTCCTGACTCTTCTAACTGATCGTGTATTTTCTTTTGCATCTTTTTAGCTGCAATCATTGCAGGACTAAATGTTATAGCAGTAGGAGTTTTACCCGGCCCTTCTTTTAGCTTATCTTGTACAGGCTCTAGTTTATTTTCAAGAACACCAAGTTTCTCCTGTAGAGACTGTGATGTTGCACCGGGTTCCAAATCATTGCCATCACCTGCAAAACCATATGGGCTAGACAAAGATGTATCTCCACGAATTTGTTCTGGTTCTTGTGGATCAAAACTAACATCTTCTACTACACCCTCTGGAAGTTCAGTTGGGTCTACAGACAATGGAAAACGCTGATTAGCAAAGAGAACATCTACAATCTGTCCATAAGCTGCCAGCGTTTTTGTTTTAGTTACTTTAATAAATACGCGAGACTTTTCTGCTTCAGTAAACTGTACATCAGGACCGTACAGCCCACGATAATTACGATATGCTCGTAGCCACCGTTCTTCATCTGTATAACGATAATCTTCAGATCGTTGATAGCGTTCCATAATAAATGGAATCATACCCGATACATCACTATCTACAGTTACAGAATCTTCTGTATCTTCTAACGCAATAGCGTCATCTTCGATCATCATTTCATCTTCGTTCATGGTCTTTCCTTAATACCCAAAGGTGCTGTCTGCAACAGGCATACTGTTTCTTGCTCCATGACCTGTATCAAAATCAAATATACTAAATCTTGGTCTGGACATTATACCATATCTCAAAGCGTCATACAAGTGGTCTTCACTATGCGTGTCAATGTCTTCTGGATTTTTCTTATCCAAGGGAATGGCCGGTAGTTGAGATGTGATATTTGTGCAGTTATTAAAGAAAACAAGTCTTGGTTCCTCTGTAAAATCATCTACCTGTAGTCTTCTATGTATTTCGTTTTTACCTGCTACACGACTGCCTCTACTACGATCTGATGGTCGCCAGCGACAGCCTCGACTGATCATTTGTTCTGCAAGAGATGGGCCAGTATCACCACGCTTATGCCAAAGACTGCTATCCAAAACACCGTACTTAATACTTCCATCATCCTGCTCCAGTTCTAGTATCATATCGGCCAAGTCTGTTGCCAAAACTTTACTGACATACAATTCTCTGTATACGATGAGTTGTTCATCAGGAGCCACGGCAAACCAAACAACACCAGATTTACTACCATAGCCATAGTCACAAGCACGAAACTTAATCCAGTTATTAGGGATAGCAAAAGGTTCAACGACATGAATATTACGATCAAATTCAGTAAACGCTGCGCCTTCCTTAATATCCCAATCACCGTCTAATAGCTGCCGCCTTTGTTGCTCTGGCATGGATAGAAGCATTGCTTCGTAGTCACCCGACTCTGCCAAGTAAGGATTGTCAGATAGTCTTGCTGGGATAAATCGCCTTTTAAATAAAGGTCTACCAGCCTTTGCATGTCCTGCGGGATACCGTAAGACTTCTCCTGTTTCTGTGTCCGTTGCATCAAACGCTCTATTATAAGGTGCGGGATCAATAAATGTTTTTTTAACCCATTGATGGCCTCTGCCACCGGGGTTAGTTGTAGCCCTCATAAAGATAGGCAAGTCTGGTGCAGTGGACCGTAGACGTGACCGCATGTAATTCCATGCGTATGGTGTGGCCCACTGTGTCAATTCGTCAAACCCTATCCAGCTAAATGCCAGACCCTGATAACGCAAGACATCATCATCTCTATCAAGATATGACATCCACAACCTTGCGCCAGATGGTGCAGTCCACTGCATCTTACGTTCTGACCACTTAATACCCGGCCAGATTTTTGGGTACAACTCTTGCGACTTAATTACAAGTTCTCGTAATTCTTCTGTCGTATGTCGCAGTAGCAATCCACTAAACGCCGGATGCCCCATATAACGTAGTGGGTCAGATAACATAGCATAGCTTTTGCCACCGCCAGCACTACCACCGTATAATACTTCTCGTTCTGCTGCTGCTAGAAAGTCTGTCTGTGGGCCGGGGTTTGGCTTAAAAAGAACATTAGCAGTTTCCTCAATAGCCTGTGTTTCATACTCTAACGACTGTATTTCAACCGTTGGCTTTTGCGCCGGTTCTTTCTTCTTGGATGGCCTTCGCTTTGGCGATTGCCGTTTCCGCATACTCTGCCCACTGGATGAGGCTTGCAGCTTTGTTCTTACGTTGTCGCTCATTCAGTAACCGTTTCCTTAAACCTACGTGAGATATAGACCTGCCTGTATTTGTACTAAGCCAGTTAGCTACTTCACGATAACTATATTGATTTACGTGGCTACGTGCCTTTTCTAGTAAATCTAACTCTGTTGGTATTGGGTCAAGAATGTCGGGGTCTTGTTCATTTAATTTATAGCCAAAGGGTACAGTCCTTGCAATACGAGGTATCTGCACCCATTCGTTTTCTTCTTTAATGTCTGTTGGCTGTGGCAGTTTCCACTTGCCTATACTTCTAGTCATCTTCTTCCACAACAGCTTTAGGTGGCATAAGCATAACACCGCCGGTTGCCTCTACCTGCATCTTCTCCGTCTTTACCAAACCTACACGGTCTAGCAATTCTTTGGCAGCACCCATCTTATCGCGTATCCCCAACTCTGTTGGATCATACAATGCACCCGTCATCGCCATCGCCGCCTTTGGCGCATTACGTGCCATGTACATTTGAGTCGCCTCAAGTATTTCTTCTTTAAGACCCTTAACAATTTCTGCAGTACTAGAAGTGTCAGCATATCCTGCCAGTTTCTTTGCTTGTATCATATCACCACCTGCTTCTTCAAACAGGACGTTAAGTAGTGCTTGTTGTTTTTCCGTAAGTTGTCTAGGCATTAAACTCACCATGATGCATCGCATGGGCTAATTTTGTACTACGCGATTTTACTTGCACAGCCCATCTGCTGTCTAACATTTCTTTCGCCGCTATGTCAAATTTATTTTCGTGTATAGCAGCCCACATTTTTTTAAATTTACTTAGTCTAGGCACACCCATATTAAATGCCATATCTACAAGTACTAGCTGACGTACAGCGTCTAGCTTGTCAACACAAGGGTGCGCTCTTACAAGTTCTTCTTCGACTATCTGTACGTCATTCTTTGCGAGGTGCATAGCATCAGCTTCGGTAATACCGTACTCATAGACAGCATCCATATTAGGAATATCCATCCAGTCCAGTTCTTCCTTTGTGATACCACGGTCCTCAAGGTTGCGTCCGATACCAATTGTATCAATACCAAGTGTATCCTGATACACCTGCAGTCGCAGACCCTCGTGTGCTATAAGTTTGTTTATAAAATTTTCAGCGTTATATTTCATTTCTCATGCCCCATCCACACCGCAAATGCGCCTGTCATTGCTCCCGTCACTACACTTACCAGTGCTGCTTGTTGACTTGTTGGGTCTGGCAATGTCATAAACCACTCCACTACCCGCCAAGCGGATAAGGACATCCCAAGCATCATCAGACGTGGTAGTATCTTCCACTTCAACAATCTTTCCATTGTTACTTCTGCCACGGTTCTTCCTCGCTTGTTCTTCTGTTGTTCTGTCGTGCATACTCCACATCACTTATAGGACTACCCTTTTCCAAATAACCTAGTAGCACTGCGAACACCAAAGCTGGCAGCAACGATAACACCAAGGCTATACTGATACCATGAAGGCATTGATTGGAGTTGTGCAAATCCATTTGCCACTACTTCTTCCATACCCGGAATGAACGCAAGAATGAGAGGGATGCTGAATAGTATCGTAAGCCATTCGTCTTTCCACGAATGCTTACTTCCTTTAGCCATTTCCAAATCCCAGTCAAGTTCGCCAGTAGCTTTCTTTTCCATGATTGTAGCTTCAGCTTTAGCCCGTGCAACTTTTGCACCAGTCTCTGCTTTAGTCTTTTCAACTTTTCCATTTAACCACGT